CTCTTTTACATCACCTTCAGAGATTGCCTTCTGATACTTAACTAGGTCAGACCTCAACGCTTGCTCCCCTTGAATAGCAGCAGTCATACGCAGTGCTTCTGTCCACTGAGGTGTGAGCGTCATGTTATAGAAGAAGTTCTCTATGTTAGTGATCCTACCGCCAATCTCATTGTCACCAATACGTGCAGCAGCTGTATTCTTAAGTTCATAGGCAGTGATACCTAAGTCTTGAATGATACCTTCATCTACTAGCTGAGCAGCGTCCTTAAAAGCAAGACCCCTACCATGCTTAAACTGCTCACGTATGATACGCGCTGTCAGTTTACCTGCGGTAGTTACAGACTTACCTGTTTGTCCTGTTCTGGAGGCTACAACGAACACCTCAGCCAATGAAGGGAGAATAGATAGAGGAAGTAAGGTTACAGATAAACCCGCTCTAATCGCATTCTGTGCGGTTCTAAGGCCATCCCCTTGGGTGACATCAAGGTTACGAATAGGGATACGCTGAGACAGGTTCATCATGTTAGCCATGTCTTTTACTACAGCCTGAGTATCAAACTGCTTGCCTTGTGCCTTAGCATCTCTAATAACTTCAGCAGCTTCTTTGTAGAACAGCTCATTGTTAGCACCAAACATCTTAGCGTGTGCTAATCTCTCTGACATCATTTCGTAATAAGAGTATATAGATTCCTGTACGCTAGACTTAGGGTCAGTCCAGTTGTTCCAGAAATCCTGCGGAAGCTCTGCCAACATACGATGGGTTTCGACAGCATTCTGATCGTTTACTCTAGCGCCTCCAGAAGCCTTAACTGATGCTTGTTTCTTACTTACAGTAACCGCTGCCTGATCCCTAGCCTGAGCTATTTCTGTATCTGTCGTTAGCTTCTTCTTCTTTATTATCTTGTTAGCTTCTTTCTCTACAGCCTCTAGGTATCCTTCTTCTAGTGCAGTAGAGATAGCGCCAACGTCAGCTTGAGAACCAAAGTGTTCATAACCCTGCTGCTCAATACGCTGCACATACGCTTCTACTTTATCAAGAGTTAGATCAATACCCTTGGCATCAGCAACTGCCATAGCGTTGTCAATAAACTCTTGTCTATTAGTCTTTATCTTCTTGTAGTCTAATCTACCATGCAGCGGGAAGTAACTAGTACCTTCAAACAAAGTAGCATCAATGCCTAGCTTCTTAAGGTCTTCTTTAATAGTTACATCTAGGAACTTAGAAAGGTCTTTAGATGCCTTCTTACCTTGAGAGGATAGCTGAGAGAATGCCTTATCTTTAGCTTTGCCATCTTCCATGACACGATAGTCATGCACCGCCTGAGCTTGCTTAGCATCTAGGCTTAGGAATGATTTAACACTACCCAGATAAGACGATTTAAATGCCATAGCCTCTGCATGTACAGGACGTATACCTATTCTACGAGCAAAGTCTCCAGTGGTCTGAGTAAACTTACCTGCAAAAGCACGGGACTTATTGGTGTTCAGTCTCCCTACCATGACGCTTCCTGAGTCACCGATTACAGGAGCTATAAACCTAGAGTACAGGTGAGAGAATTTGGTGTTAGATACTGGAATCTGCTCTTGATCCTTAAACCATCCCTTAGTCGCTGGATCATACTTGACAATCCCTTTATCTACCTGCTTAGCGTAGTCTATGTCTGCATTGTTCTGTGCTTTAGACATGACGCTGCTACCTACACCAAAGGGTAAGCCTAATATACCACCAACCAGAGCCTCTACTGCTGACTCTTTCAGAGATGCTTCAACATCAAACTCATCCCAGTAAGATGTAGAGTTAGTAGCCGCTAGTGTTGTTGAGAAATCCTGAATACCTTCAGTTAAGCCAGAGGTTAACGCTGCTGTACCTGCTGTTCTAGCCAGTGAAGGGGTCTGAGCTACCTGACTACGTATTGCATTGCTGTATGCACCTGCATTACCTGATCTAATAGCTTTAATAATCTCAGGGGATGTAGTCTTAAACGCAGGGCCAAGAGCTTTAACAAACTTAGCAGCAGCCAGAGGCTCTAACGCACCTAAAGCAAGACCAGTACCAATGTCTGCCATAGAAGCATTGTATGCCTCGTCCATGTCCTCTGCTTTTAAACCGATATCACCGATGTTCATAAGTCCAGAGGTTAAACCACCAGCCACCAGAGCGCCTACAGAGCCTGATGCACCCACTGTTGAGGCCAAAGGAGCTGCTGCAAGCGCAGGTAATGCAACGCCAACAGTACCTACACCTCTAGCTACTTGATCCAGTAAACCTCTGAAGGAGAACTCACCATCTTCATACAGAGGATGTGCAGTAACCCTACTTACTTCTCTTAAGTTATCGTTCTTGGCATCGACCATAGCCTGTCCGAACGCGCTGTCTGCGAATCCGAACGCCTCTGCTACTGATTGACCACCTCTGTATAATAGCGCCTGACCTAAGTCAACTCCCGCGCCTACTTGATCATCTAATCCATCAGGTCTTCGAGCTGTGTTCTGATCGAACTGTGCATCCGACATGCTCCACAGTGCGTCAAAGTCTATGGCTTCTGACATTATTAAAGTCCCTCTGAAATACTTACTATTGCGGGTCTTACGTCTTTTAACTTTACATCTTTCTCCCCAACCTCAAATATTCCAGTACTCCGGTCAATTATCTGCTCAAGGAAAGTATTCCTAGCGTTTGGGTTCATGTTCATTACGTTACCATTAGTGCTAGAGAATATAAGTTTAGCTAAAGCCTCGGACTTGTCTTGAGGCACACGCAAGCCTACAAGATCAGCTCCTAGATCATCTATCTTAGCACCATAGTTCTTATATATATTGTTTGTACCACCAGCAGCTTGCAACGCTGCCCTAGCTCTCATAGAATCTAACAGCAATGCTGCATCTTTATATTGCTTCTCTTCAGCAGCCTTAGCTTGACCCGCCCTAGATGCAATACCTGCCTGTAAGCCTCTACCTAAGTTAGCAGCAGTACCCATACCAGAACCTGAGCCAGCCAACATAGCTGCACCCATAGCCATCAAGTCAACACGCTCGTTCAATGCATCAAACCAGTTAGTGTCATCGCCTCTGTCTGCCTTTAGCTTCTCTGCGTTAGCATCAATAGCAGCGGTAGTCATAGACTTGTCTTCGACAGGCGCTCTGTATCCCTGATCAATCTGCTCTTGAGTTATTGGAGTAGTACCATCAGTAACAAGAGGAGCAGAGCCACCTCCAGCAGGAGCATCATCACCGCTTAAAGCGCCAATACCAAGGGCAGCTAGTCCAGATGTAACTGCAAGTCTATTAGGATTAAAACCTACATAATCTATAGGATCATTTCTATCTAATCTAGGAGAGCCGGGAATACGTTTACCATCTCTAGTTCTCCCATTAAGCCTACGGCTATACCCCGCCATCTTCATTAACCTTTCTAGGTATGGAGTTAGCTTAGGAGCATTGCGTATTGCCGCACCAGTAGCCGCAGTGCCTAATCGTGCGGCTGGAATTAAACCAAGACCTGTCACAGCCGCATCTGTTAAAGTCATATCTTCAACTCCCTGATACAGCTGCTCGGACGTAGGTGCTGTGTATGAAGGAGGACGAGACATTTGAAATATACTTGGAGCTGCCATTATACACCTACCTTGTTAAACATATTAACTTGCTGCTGTTGCATTTGTTTCATTTGAGATACCAGCAAAGACTCCAGCAAGTCTGCTTCTCTGTTACGTCTAGGATGTAGCTCGACATTCTTCCACTCGTCAGGGTCACGTAGCTTAGTGATAGCTGTCTGCAAGTCACCGCTGATAACTGCCCTCATTGTCTTGTACTTAAGAGCAGCAGCACCATAGTTATGCAGCAGCGATAGAGCCACTGCCTGTTGTTGTGGTGCTAGTGAATCAAACTTAGGGAATGCATTGCGTAGCTTCTGCTTAGACTTCTCGATGTGTCTACGAGTAATGTTCATAGCTATCTCAGCGGGGATGTCAAAGTGTCCCAGCTCATACTCAATAGCTAGAGCATCATCACCCTGCTTACCTACGTAAGGAAGCATAGCAGACTCTAAAGCATCAGGCAGACCCAATGCCTTGTACTCTCTCAAGTCCATCTGACCAATGTCAATACCACCACCAAAGGTTAAACCAGACTTGCC